GCACGATGGGCGGCCTAGCCCATGACGTGCAGCCCGATGGCTTCCGGCCTGAGTATGAGCAGGCTGACGCCTCTGCTGGGTGGATGCAGTATCGGTTCCTGATCCGGTATCGCACCCGAGACGACGCGATCGATCAGCTGCCCTGAGCCGGCCTCCGTAGCCTGAGGCCAGGACGCTCAGCCCCCATCCATGGCGGAACAATTCGAGCACCACGGCGAGTCTGGTGAGTACGTGATGCTCCCCAGCGGCGAGATGGTGTCTGCTGCTGACTACCAGCCGCCCAAGACTGAGCCCGCCAAGCCCGCCCAACCCAGCAAGGCCAAGGACTGATGACTGCTCTCCTGATCCGTAATTCGTTCTTGCTGGCCAAGACGGAAACCGCTTACGGCACCCTGGCCAGCGCGATCGGCGCCACCGATGCAGTGAAGATCACCTCGCTGGAAGTGAACCCGTACACCGGCACCCGAGTCGAACGGGACTTGATCAAGGGGTTCCTCGGCGCTGACCGTCAGCCGCTCACCAATGAGCACGTCGCCGTCACGGTGACATTCGAGTGGGGCGGCTCCGGCGTCGCTGCCACCGCACCCCGGTTCTCTCCGCTGCTGCTGGCGGCTGGCATGAATCTGGCCGCATCGGCCGAGATCACCGGCACGGCCACTGCAGGCGGCGCCAACACTATCACCCTGGCGAACCTGGGCGGCAGCAACCCAGCGACTGACGCCTACGTGGGTTTCCCGATTGAGATCACCAGCGGCGCCAATGCCGGTGACAAGGGCGTGATCGTGGCCCACAACGGCACTACCCGAGAGGTGACGGTGGTGGCGTCCACGGCATCGTTCACCGGTGGCACAGTGAACTACAAGATTCCCGCGCTGTCGCTCTACCAGCCGATCAGCACCTTTGGCAACGGCTCTAGCTGCACGCTGGTGGCGGTGAAGGATCAGAACGTGCACCGCATCGAAGGCTTCCGCGGCTCCCCAGCGCTCAACTCACCGCTGAACAGCTACGGCACCTTCACGATCACCGGCATCGGCAAGTACGTCACCCCGACCGCAAAGAGCGCCGAGGCCTTCACCTACGGCAACCAGGCCGAGCCGGTGCCCGTCACCCCGCGCCACACCAAGGCGCTGCGGTTCCAGGGCTACGGGCCCTGCACCGAGGGCTTCACCTTCGACTGGGGTCTCACTACCTCGTTCCGTTCGCTGATCAACTGCGAGCCTCGCGCCCGTATCACCGATCGCCCGAACCCCAATGGAACGCTGACGATTGAAAATCCGCCGGTTGCGACCAAAAACTACTTCACTGCTGCTGCTGACAACAGCGGCGCCAGCGATGGCCCGTTCGTGGTGCAACAGGGTACGGCAGCAACGGAAAGCTCCATCTTCTTCTGCCCGAAGGCTGCGATTAGCGGCGATCTGTCGTTCAGCGATTCCGATGGAATCGACATGCTGCAGATCCCGTTTACTGCGCTGCCCAAGACGCAGAACGACGAAACCCGCCTGATCTTTTTCTGATTCGCCATGTTCCACCTGTTTCAGCCCGACCACATCGAATGGCCGGTGAGTGTTGACCTGCCGGCCAAAGGTGGAGTCAAGAAACCCTACAAGTTCACCGCTCATTTCAGCGTGCTAGATGAGCAGGACGCGCAGGCGCTGCAGGATCAGCACAATCAAATGTTGGTGGCGATGCGCAAGCGCATCGAGGCGCTGCAGGGTTACGCCAAGGATGAAGAGGCCTCGCTGTGCGACCCGCTGCCCTGCACCTATCAGGACCTGGCTGATGAGGTGCTCTGCGGCTGGGGTGATGAGGTGGTGGGCGAGGATGGCGAGCCGATCGAGTTCAGCGACGCCACCAAGGCCCATCTCTACCGGGTGCAGGGCGCCAGTGCTGCGATCTTCAAGGCCTGGCTAGAAAGCCTGGGTCAGCCGTCTGAGAAGGCTGCCGCGAAGGCCGGAGGGTTCCGCGCAAAAAACTGATCGACGCGGCGCGGTTTCTCGCCGCTGCCGCGAAGGGTGACCCAGCCGACGATGGCAAGGATGCGGCTGATGCTGCAGCGGTGTTCGGCCTGGCGGTGCCTGAGGTAGAGCAGCGGCCGGAGACGTTCGGCCTGCTGGCGGAGAACGTCGAGGCGATCGGGTGGTTCATGAAGCTCCAGACCCAGTGGCGGATGGGGATGAATGGCCCTGTGGGGCTGGACTATCAGGTGTTCTTCCTGTGGGCCAAGGATGAGGGCGTGAAGCGCTCTGACCGGCTGTGGCTGCTGGAGGATTTGCGGCTGGTGGAGAGGGAGTTCTTGGGGGTGATGCGGGCTGATCCGTAGGCTGATCTCAGGAATGGCAGCCGAATAGAGCATGGCCCGGATGAGCCTGGATACCGCCATCCGGCTCTCAGCCGAGGTGAAGGGCGGCGGGAATATCGACCGGGTGAAGAAGTCGCTGCAGGATCTGGGCAAGAACAGCCAGACCACGGCACGCGAGATCAGCACCTTGCGGGCGGCCACGTTTCAGTTCGCCCGCGCCAACGACAACACGATCGCCGGCATCCGCAGCAGCATCGGCGCATTCCGTGGGCTGCAGGAGCAGGCCAAGATCGGCAGCCGGGAGTTTCAGCGGTACGGCGCCGAGATCCAGAAACTCGAAGGGAAGCTGCGGGGCCTCGACACCACGGCCACCGCAGCTGGTGATTCGATGGGCCGCAGGTTGGCGGCAGGCCTCGCCAGCAGCCTGGCTACCATCGGCGCTGGCAGGGCCATTGGCGGATCGCTGGGCGCCGTGGTGGCGAGTGAGGAATCAGAGCGGCGGTTGAGGTCGCTGTCGCAGGGGCTCGACGATTACAGCAGGGTGCAGGCCGCCGCCACTGCAGCCGCTGGGAAGTTCGGCACTGCGCAGACGCAGGCCAACCAAGAGTTCGCGCAGATCTACGCCAGGCTGCGGCCAATCGGGCTGACGCTGGAGGAAGTCAGCACCGTCTACAACGGATTCAACACGGCGGCCAAGCTGAGCGGCACCACCTCAACTGAGGCAAGCGCGGCGTTCCTGCAGCTGAGCCAGGCGCTGGGCACTGGCGTCCTGCGCGGCGAAGAGCTGAACAGCGTCTTTGAGCAGACCCCGGCAGTGGTGCAGAGCATCGCTCAGGTGATGGGTGTGCCGATCGGCCAGATCCGCGAGCTGGCTAAGGAAGGCAAGATCACCGGCGACATCGTGTTGACAGCCTTAGGGCGGATTGAACGCGACGGCGCCCTCAAGCTGGCCGAGGCGATGAAGGGCCCGGCGCAACAGTTCCGCAACCTGCAGATTGCGGGGCAGGAGCTGCAGATTCAGTTCGGGCAATCGCTGCTGCCAACCACCATCGCGCTCACTAAGGCGGCGACCGGGCTGCTGGAGCAGACCGGCAAACTGCCCGAGCCGGTCAAACAGGTTGGAGCCGCTGCGGCCGTTGCCGGTGTTGCCGTTCTCGGCCTGACCACGGCGATGAGCGCCATCGGAGGGATCACCGCTGCAACGAAGGCCATGGAGGCCTACGCCGTGTCAGCAGGCGTCGCCACCAAGGCGCAAGTAGGCCTGAACCTGGCGGTGCTGGCTAACCCCTGGGTGCTGGCTGCGGCCGGCATCATTGCGGCCACCGTGGCGGCCTACAAGTTCATTGAACCGTTCCGGGAGTTCGTCAACACCTACCCGGAACGGTTCAGGATCTTCTGGGGATCAATCGCTGCCGATGCTCAGGCGTCGTTTAAACGCATCACCGATGCGGCCACGGCGATGGGCCAATTCCTGGCTAAGGGCGTGCAGAACATCGCCAACAGCTCCGCAACGATGTTCGGCTGGATTCGTGCCCGCGCTGGCGAGGCCCTGCGCGCCATCGGCGTTGACGGCCAGTGGCTGGCGGGCGCCATGCAGAGCGTTTCCACCACAATCGGCAACGTGTTCTCTGCGGCGTTTGATTTTGTGCAGTCGAGATGGCAGCAGACCATCTCCAACATGATCAACTACTCCAATCCGTTCACGGCGATGCTCACCACGATGGGCATCAACGTGGGGGATGCTGCTGTAAGCGCGATGCAGACGGGTCAGCAACGGCTGCAGGCGGCTGGTGTGCCGAACACCTACACCGTGGGCGGTATCACCTATGACACGGCGACGGGTCGGCCTGTGGCACCTGCTGCGCCTACGGCCGCGCCGCCTCCTGGGGCTGTGCCGCTGCCGGTTGTGCCTGCCCCGGCTGGAGGGGGTGGGACTGGCAGTGGTGGGGGAGGGGGTTCAAGTAGCAGCGCAGCGGCCCGCGCCACCGAGGGGGCGACCGAATCCATGGGCGCTCAAATCGCCAAGTCCATCCAGCAGGCGCTCAGCCTGACCCCGGCGCAAGCCGCTGGCGTGGTTGGCAACCTAATCCGAGAGTCGGGTCTTAATCCCCGAATCAACGAGGGCGGCGCCGTCGGGCTGCCTCGCGGAGTGGGCGGCTACGGGCTGGCGCAATGGACCGGCAGCCGGCAAACCGATCTGGTGCGCTTTGCTGGCGGCGCTGCTGCGGCTGGCAACCTGCAGACCCAACTGCGGTTTATGGTGTCTGAGCTGCTGGGCCCAGAGTCACGGGCACTGGCGTCGCTGCGGCGTGCCACGTCCCCGGAAGAGGCAGCGGTGGTGTTTGATCGGGACTACGAGCGCAGCGGCATTAAGGCGCTGGGTGAGCGCAAGGCCAACGCTCGCAGGGTGTTCACCGAGATTGAAGGCACCGGACCCGGCGCGGGGCTGGGTGATTTCGCGTCGCAGCTGCAGGATCAGGCACAAGCCGCCCAGCAACTCCAGGAACAGCAAGCCGCCGCACAAAAACAGCTCGAACAGTTTAACGAAGAGCGGGCCAAAACTGCCGTTCAACTTAATAACGAAGAGGATTTGCTAAGGGCTACAACCGATGAGGCAAAGCGCCAACTGGAGTTTGAAATTGAGATTGACAACATCACTCAGCAGCACCTAGAGAAACTGAAGAGCCTGAAGGCGATTGAAGAAGAGATCGCCCGGCTCGGCGGCGTGGCTGAAACCGCCGCCATCCGCGAAGGACTGGAGCGCGAAAAGGAGCAACAGCTGGCACTGGCTCGGCTCAGGGCAGAACAGGATCTGAACGAGATTCTGGTGGAGCGCCAGCGCATGATGCAAGACCTCGCCCGCCAAGCATCCGAGCCGACGGTGTTCAACGTGCTGGAGCAGCAGAAGGCGCAGCTTGATGAGATTCTGCAAAGGTACCCCGCCATCGGCCAGGCGGCTGATGCTGCGGCCACCCTGGCAACCAACGGCATGGCGGAGATGATCGCCGGCACCAAGTCCGCCAAAGAAGTGTTCGCCGACTTCCTGCAGGGCATCGCCAGTGCGCTGATTGACACGGCAAAGAAGATGATCGCCCAGTACATCGCCATCGGCATTGCCCGGATGTTTGCTGGGATCGGTGCACCTGCAGTTGGCGGGTTCTCTGGTTCCTCTGTCGGCCCGTTCGGCGCTGGTGGCATCAGCCCCGCCCTCAGCTTCCCCACTACCGGCTTCGCCAACGGCGGCATCATGTCCCCATCCGGCCCGCTGCCGCTGAAGGCCTACTCTCGCGGTGGCGTCGCCAGCACCCCCCAGGTGGCCCTATTCGGCGAAGGCTCGATGAATGAGGCCTATGTGCCGCTGCCTGATGGCCGCCGGATCCCCGTGGCGCTGCAGGCTCCGGACGGCAACCGTGGCGATCGGATGCGCGAGCTGATGGGTGCATCACCTGCCGGCAGCAACGCCTCGCCGGTGCTGAGCATGAGCTTCGAGACCACCACGATCAACGGGGTGGAGTACGTCTCCCGTGACCAGCTCGAAGCGGCAATGGCCGAGACCCGCAAGCGTGCCACCAATGATGGCGCCAAGCGAGGCATGAGCATGACGCTGGACAGACTGCAGCAGAGCCCAGCAACTCGTAGCAAGGTGGGCATCCGCTGATGGCCGCGACCTTCCCCGATCTGAAACCGAACGAGCGGCAGATGACGCTCGGCACCTACTCAACAAAGGTGTTCCGCACCATGGCGGGCACGACGGTGAAGCGCCGGTACGGAAACAAAAAGTTCGGCTATCAGCTGCGCCTCACCTTTGCTAACCGCCGCGATCGGGACATCCTGCAGGTGGTGCG